GGTTAAAAAGGCATATTTTCAGCCTCCGGCATCAAATCATATGGAGTATCCGTGCGTTGTCTTTTCTTACGACGATGACCACAAGCTGTTTGCTGATGATAAGCCGTATCTGGTTCGAGATCGCTACACTGCGACTCTGATTACAAAAGACGCTTTTCCTACAGACACTCTTGATGCTATGGATGAAATCGATTACTGCGATTTCGATAGGCATTATACTTCGGATAATCTTCATCATTTTTCTTATCGAATTATTCTGACTGAAAGGATTCAGAATGGCTAAGTTAGTTTGGGATGCAATTGGTGAGCATCGTTATGAGACTGGTGTTGACCACGGCGTTCTGTATCAGGTTACCGCAGCCGGTAAGTATTCGGATGGCGTGGCTTGGAACGGTCTTACCTCCGTTTCTGAGTCTCCTTCTGGTGCTGAGGCCCAGAAGCAGTACGCCGACAACATGAACTACCTCACCCTGTACTCTGCTGAGGAGTTTGGCGCTACCATCGAGGCCTTCACTTACCCCGACGAGTTCGAGCAGAATGATGGCTCTGCTACCCCGACCAAGGGTATGCGCATCGGTCAGCAGCCTCGTAAGAGTTTTGGTCTGTGCTATCGCACCAAGATTGGTAACGACGTTGCAGGCGACGACTTCGGTTACAAGCTGCATCTGATTTACGGTTGCCGCGCATCTCCGTCCGAGCGTGGTTACTCCACCATTAACGACTCCCCCGAGGCCATCACGTTCTCGTGGGAGCTCAGCACCACGCCTGTTCAGGTTCCCGGCTACGAGCCTACCTCTCAGATTACTATTCCTTCTACCGACTTTGAGTCGCAGGAGGAGAAGACGAAGCTCACCCTTCTTGAGAGCGTTCTGTTTGGCACCGAGGGTGAGGGTCAGGCAACGGGCACCGTTCCGACGCTGCCTCTTCCCGAGGTTGTTGAGAAGATTCTAGATGGCACTATTACCACCGTTGAAGCTGCTCTTGCCGCTTAGTCAAAATGCTAAGTGATTGGCTCGGGTTGGCCGCCGAGGGGACTTGTGTTGTTTAGGACGGCAGCAAGGTGTCGGATGCGTGGGGAAGTCTGACTTAACGAGTGCTCATTTCGTGTGGGAGGCTTTGCAGAGCGCTCGGGACGTTACTAGGACAAAGCCACTGGAGCGGTATGGTGGGGTGCTGCTCCAAGATTTGGGGGTGTGGCGGAATGGCAGACGCAGGAGACTTAAAATCTCTCGACTTTAGTCGTGAGGGTTCGAGTCCCTCCACCCCCACCATATGGGCTCGTAGCTCAGCAGGTTAGAGCAGGGGACTTTTAATCCCAAGGTCATGGGTTCGATTCCCATCGAGCCCACCATTAAATGTTTGAGAGAAAGGCACCACTATGGATTCTAGCGTTAATCCGACTCCTGATTTTTTCATCGACGAGTTTGTTCGCTATTACAATAGCGAGGTCGCCGACTACGATGTTCCTGAGATTGCTAAGGACGAATGTTTCGTAGTTTGGTATAACTACACGGTTGGAAACGCAAAGGCGTTGGTTTCTACGGTTCGTCCGGACCATAAGTATTATGAGCTTACGTATCATGTCGGAAAGAACGAGCTGTATATTGATGCGTATGTTAAGGTGGATCACGACGTGGTGAAGTTTTAGAGAAAGGAAAGACTATGATTAAGTGGCCTATTACCTACACCGACTATAACGGCGAGACTCAGACCGAGGATTTCTACTTCAACCTCAATAAGGCCGAGGTTATGGAGATGAACCTTGAGGCAAATGGCGCATATGGCGATTACCTCCAGCGCGTTGTTGACCAGCGCGATGGTAAGAAAATTGCCTATGAGTTTAAGCGTCTTATTCTTAAGGCTTATGGTGAGAAGAGTCCTGACGGTCGTCGCTTTATTAAGAGCGAGGAGATGTCTACAGCTTTCGAGCAGACTGAGGCGTTTTCTGAGCTTTATATGCAGCTTGCAACTGAGGAGGATGCGGCGTCCAAGTTTATTGAGGGCGTCCTTCCTAAGGTTGCGGCTGACTCGAACCCCAATATGGAAAATCACATGAAGCTCGTCTAAGAGGTGATTAAGAGTGCTCCGTATCACAGTTCCTGCTCGTGAATATTACGACGAAGCGAAAGAAGAATTCGTCAATGTTAAAGAACAGACTCTGGTTATGGAGCACTCTTTAATTTCTATCTCAAAATGGGAATCAAAATGGAAGAAGCCGTATCTTTCAGAAGAATCCAAAACGATTGAAGAAACGTATGACTATCTTCGATGCATGACGGTTTCTCCGGTTTCAGTGGATCCCATGGTTTATAGATCATTCACAAAAGAAAACATGGACAAGGTTGCTGAGTACATCAACGATCCAATGACCGCGACCACGATTAAAGACATTAATAAAGGTCGTAGGAATCGCGAAATCGTAACCAGCGAGATAATTTACTATTGGATGATTGCCCAAAACATTCCGACTGAGTATGAGAAATGGCATCTTAATCGACTGATGACATTGATTCGTGTTTGTGCTATTAAGAACGATCCGAATCAGAAGAAGATGTCGAGAAATGCGATAGCTAAGCAAAACCGTGCCCTTAATGCGGCCCGAAGAAAGAAATACGGCACTAAGGGGTAGTCTAATGAGCACGAAAGTAATAACCATAACGCAGCATGGAGAATGGAAAAAGACAAACGCGTTTCTTCAATTCATCAAAGAAATGCGAGTCTATAACATTTTAAACTCGTATGGCGAGAAGGGTGTTCAAGCATTATCTGCCGCCACCCCAAAACGAACCGGAGAAACGGCTGCGTCTTGGTATTACGAGGTTGTGGCTAACGAAAACGAGGTTGGGCTGGAGTGGCATAATAGCAAAATGGGCAACGATGGCAAAACGCCAGTTGTTATGCTGATTCAGCTTGGGCATGGAACCCGAACTGGTGGGTATGTTCCTCCGAACGATTTTATAAATCCTGCGATTAAGACTATATGCGACGAAGCCGCTGACGCGGTATGGAAGGTGGTGACATCCGCATGAGCAATGTTGATGATCGTATTGTCCGTATGCAATTCGACAACTCCGGCTTTGAGGCTGGCGCCACCAAGGCGATTGACTTACTTGGAAAACTTAATGAAGCCTTAAAATTCGACGATATGTCCGATGGACTTGGTAAAGTTCGCGACAGCATTCGTGGCTTCAACATGAGTAATGTTTCGGACCAGGTCGAGTCTTGTCGATTGGTGTTTTCCAAGTTTGATGCGTTTACGTTCGGAGTTATTACAAGTCTTGGCAGACGTTTTGAAGAATTCGCCAATAAAACTCTTCAAAATGTAAAGAACACCATGATTCGCGGAGCTAAAGATGGCTTTGGCGAATACGAACAGCAGATTAACTCCATTCAAACAATCGCTGCTAACAGCGGCGAAAGCATGGAGGTTATTAACGAAAACCTCGAAAAATTGAATGCATATGCCGACAAAACCGTGTATAAATTTGGCGACATGACATCTGCTATCGGTCGTTTCACTGCTGCTGGACTTGGTGTTGAAGATTCCACAGCGGCCATTCAGGGTTTTGCTAACGCGGCTGCTCTTGCCGGCGCTGGACCTACGGAAATGTCTCGAGGCATTTATCAGTTAAGTCAGGCAATGTCTGCTGGCGTAATTAAGCTTCAGGACTGGATGTCTATCGAGCGTGCTGGAATTGACAGTGCTCAATTTAAAGAAGCAATTATAGAAACAGCTAAAGCCGTTGGCGTCACTAGCGACTCGTTTGCCAAATTAGCAAAAGGCGAGATTTCTTTTCGAGAAAGTCTGAAGGACGGCTGGTTAACGGCCGATGTTATGCAGCAAGCGCTCGAAAACATGACAATGAGCACTCGGGATGCTTACACCGAAGCCGACCGTATGAAAACCCTTATGGACAAGGGTTATAGCCAAGAAACGGCTAAAAGATTAATTGAAATTGCTAATGCCGCCGACGATTCTGCTCGTGAAGTTCGTACATGGACTCAGCTGCTTGATACAATGGGCGAAGCAATTGGCACCGGTTGGGCTGATACGTGGAAGATTGTTGTCGGTGGTATGGAAGACGCCACGGTTTTCTTCACCACTTTGAGCCAACGTTTTGAGCAGATTACTAGTCGGTTCTCAAAAGCTCGAAATAAAATGCTTAAAGACTGGGCGGATAATGGTGGGCGAAATTCTTTAATCGGTATAGTATTTAATCTGATTGAAGCCATAGACCGTCCCCTTCAGGCCATTGGTGCGGCATTTAATTCGGTGTTTGGCATTAGCGGTCAGCAACTTGCGGTTATTACAGAGAATATCGCTCTTTTTACAGAAAAGCTCGTTATGAGTGAAGAAGCCGCCAACGCATTCGGCAATCGTTTCGCTGTTATATTTAGCATTTTTCATAGCGTTATCGGTGTTGTTGGCAATCTCATTCGAGCGTTTGTTAATTTCGCAAAAGAGGTAAAGACACGCACGTCTCGTGCGTGGGAACCGCTAATTGCTGATATTCAGAAAGTGATTGACACGCTTGCGTCAACGATTAATGGAATGCATGCGTTTACTGACGGCGTTGTTAGTTTGTTTGGCGGATTTGTTCGACCGATTTCCAGAGCTCTTCGTCAAGTTATTTATGTTATTGATAGCATGGTTAAGGGGCTTTTGGATAATAGCGTTATCGCTAATCTAGGAAGAATTTTCTTAGCTATTGAAAAGGGCGCCGAAGCTCTTATCGCGATATTTTTAAACGTGTTTTCCATTGCCGGAGCGGCTTTAAGGGTTTTAAATCCTTTTATTAATTTTATTTCATACCTTGGTGGACGGTTGCTTGGCGTTCTTGCCCCTGCGATGGAGTATGTTGCTGGGCTTCTTTCAACCGCTTCTTGGGAATTCGGAAAATGCACAATTCGTATAGTCCAGTCGTTCAATTTGGTAGAAAACGTATTGACCGAGGGCGTGTCGATTGTTAAAGATTTCATTACAGCGTTTATCAACGTCTTTAAAGAGAGCTCGATGTTCCAGGGAATCGTTGGGATCTTTAACACTATTAAAAATGCTTTGGTTAATCTTATGCGTTCGTCTTCTATCTTTAGAGGCGGCATAGAAACTTTCATTCTGAATCCATTGCGGAATGTTTATAAGTTTTTAAAGGGCTTCGGAAAAGGCGACGGGGTTAAGAATCGAGTTGAATTCTTCGAA